ACCTTCAGGGCTTCGCGGCCGTCGAGGGCCAGGAGATGTTCGACATCCCCGAGCAGGTGCTGCGGCCCACCGTGCAGGACGTCCTCGCCGGCGGCGTCACCGAGATCCCCCCGCCTCGCGGCGTCGGGGCGTCGATCCCCCCGATGACGCAGACCGCGCTGCGCGCCCCCAGCCAGCAGGGCGCCATGTGGGCAGCCCTCGCCGACCTCGACCAGAAGTTGAAGCTCGGGGCGCCGGACGCACTGCTGTCAGCCCAGCTCCAGATCGCCGACCACACGGAGTCGACGGTGACGGCGACGGCGGACTACGTGGATGCGATGGTGCTCGGCCCCCACGGCCGCACCGCCGCGCTGCGGCGTGTCGCCCACCCGACCGCGTGCGACAGGTGCCTCGTCGTGTCCGGGGTCCTCGTCTTCAAGTCGTCCCCCCGGCTCCGCCACCCGCAGTGCCGCTGCTCGTTCGAGCCGGTCTTCCTCGACGACCCCGAGTATCAGGCGCGCCTGGCGCGCTACCGGCGGAACGCCGAGTACGACCAGCCCGGTCCCTACGGCCGGGACCGGCGCTCGCGCGGCCGGGCCCAGCTCGCCGCCAGCGAGTTCCGCACCACGTCCCTGTTCTACGAGGAGGAGTGGACGGACTTCCTGAAGGACGAGCAGCGGCGCCTGGCGAGTATCGTGACGGCGATACCCTCGGACCAGTATCGTGGCTGGGCGATCATGACTTCTGCCAAGCAGGCGGAGCACAGCGGCGACTTGCTGCCTGTGATCACGAGGAACTGAAGGAGCAGCGATGACAGTGGAGACACCCCCCGTGGTAGAGGAGACCCCTCCGGCCGCACCCCCCGCGCCCGACGCCCCGCTGGGCGACGGCGGGCAGGCCGCGTTGAAGGCGGAGCGTGAGCGCGCGGACAAGCTCGAGAAGGAGCTGAAGAAGCGCGACGCCGAGCTGGAGAAGGCCCGGATCGCGGCGTTGGACGAGAACGCCCGCGCGATCGAGGAGGCGAAGATCGCGGCCCGCACCGAGGTCGTCGGCGAGTACGAGGCGAAGATGATGGGCCTGCGCGTCCAGGCGCGGGCGTCCGCGTTCCACGACCCCGAGATGGTCGTCGGGCTGCTCACCCTCCCCGAGGGCGCCACGGACGACGAGATCGACCAGGCGCTGGCGAAGGTGGCGACGGAGAAGCCGTACCTCGTGAAGACCCCGTCCAGCCTGCCGACGATGCCGCAGGGTCCGCGCAGCACGGGCGGGCCAACGGAGGGCGACGACGACTGGCTGACGAAAGCGGTGAACGCGAAGCGCTTCGGCTAGGCACGCGGAAGGGGAGGGGACACGCTGGCAGGGCGATCCCCTCCCCTTCGGCGTGTCGGATGGACTACTCTGCTGACTAGCAGGATGGCACGACGTGACCGGCGATCGGCGCGACCGGCCTCCCGCTCCGGCCCGGCGGCGCGATGCCCACGGCTGAGAGAGTGGCGCGATGCCCTCGAGCGCACCTTCACACCCCCGTTGCGCCCGACATTGACGGCGCACTTTCCAGAGAAGGAGAGCCGTCATGGCCCTGCCCACAATGATCACGCGGGACGTCTCCAACGACCCGCTGGTCCCCACCCCTGTCTCCGCAGAGGTCATCAAGGAGCTGCCGAAGGCCAGCGCCGCCCTGACCCTGTGCCGCAAGGTCCCGATGTCCAGCAAGACCAACAGCCAGCCCGTGCTGTCGGTCCTGCCCCAGGCGTACTGGGTCAACGGCGACACCGGCCTCAAGTCGACCACCCGCATGGACTGGGAGAACCAGGTGCTGGTGGCCGAGGAGATGGCCGTCATCATCCCCGTGCCCGAGGCGTACTTCGACGACTCGCAGGTGCCGATCTGGTCCGAGGTCCGGCCCATGATCACGCAGGCGTTCGGCGCCCTCATCGACGAGGCCGTCCTCTTCGGGACGAACAAGCCCGCGTCGTGGGTCTCCGATGCGATCATCCCCGGCGCCATCGCCAACGCCAACGAGGTCGCCCAGACCGCCGACCTCGGCGTCGACATCGCCGGCATGGGCCAGCTCCTCGCCGCGCAGGGCTACATGCTGCGCTCGTTCGCGTCGGAGCCCGGCTTCAACTGGCAGCTCATCGCCGCGCGCACCGCGCAGGGCGTGCCGTTCTACGGCTCCGGCAACCTCGCCCTCGGCCAGCCCAGCACCATCTACGGGATGCCGAACTTCGAGAGCGAGAACGGCGCGTGGACGACGGACGACAACGTCCCGCTGCTCGGTGGCGACTTCACGAAGGCCGTCATCGGCGTCCGCCAGGACATCACCTTCAAGGTGTTCACGGAGGGTGTCATCACCGACGAGAACGGCGTCGTGCTGCTGAACCTCATGCAGCAGGACTCCGTGGCTCTGCGTGTCGTGGCGCGCTTCGGCTACGCCCTGGCGAACCCGGTGTCGCCGCTGGCGGAGATCGCGGATCGGTTCCCGTTCGCGGTCCTGTCCGGCGCAGGCTCCTAGCCGCCTGAGCCGCCGTGGGGCGGGGAGTTGATGCTCCTTCGACCCGCCCCACGGCAACTCTCGCCCCGACCCGCTGACGACTGAGGAGGAACCCGTGGCCGACTGCCAGCCGCTGATCACCCCGGAGTTCCTCAACGCCATGACCGGCGCCGACGTCAGTGACACGGCCCGGACCGAGTGGGTCATCTCGACGGTGTCCACGCTCATCGGCGAGGAGCTGGGCGGCTGCGTCGACCCCACCTCGGCCACCATGAAGCTGCGGGTCGTCTGCGCGCAGTACTGCTCCTACGTCATGTCGTCCGGCTCCGGCTCGGGCGCCTCGGGGAACCTGCGCGCCGAGCAGATCGGCGACTACCGGGTCGAGTACCAGTCCAGCAACAAGAACGACTCCTTCGACCTGTCGGTGCTGCGCGAGCTGTTGCAGAGCATGCACGGCGGGTCCACGTACACGGTCACCACGATGGACACGCGGACCGAGTCCAGCGTCCACTACTTCGACTCCTTCGACCCCGGCTACGACGAGGTCGAGGACGGCGAGCGCGAGGGCATCCTCGGCGACGACGACGACCTCTTCCTGGATGCGACGGTGGGGTCATGAGCGTCGCCACCCTCCTCGACAAGCAGGCCACCCTCGTCTTCGGGACGGAGGGGGCGCAGGACGCCTACGGCCAGCCGACGGTCACCGAGACCGAGGTCACGTCCGGCTGCTACTACCGGCTGATGTCGACGGACGACGTCGACTCCCTGTCGCGGCAGCAGATCGACTACAAGGTGTACCTGCCGATCACCCTGGACGTGTCCGGCCTCCTCGCCGTGGTCATCGACGGCGAGCGCTACGACGTGCAAGGCCCCGCCCACGCCCAGTGGAACCCGCGCCTGCTGCGCGACGAGTTCTGGGTGCTGTCCGTGCGGAGGGCCGTCTGATGGCGTTCACCGGGGTCAAAGGCGCGCGGATGTATAAGCCTGCGCCTGACTGGGAGGACGCCGTCGTCAACGCGGTCGGCACCGATCCGAAGGTGCAACTCGCCTGCCAGTTGAAGGCGGGGGCGATCGCCGGCAGCGCTGGGGTCAACATCATGCGCTACAACCCGTCCGACCCGTCGACGCGGATGCTCGCGCAGGACGTCGCCGCTGGCATCCACGTCAAGACGGTGAAGAAGTTCACCCGCAAGAGGAAGTTCAAGGGCACGATCATCCCCGTCGCCCTCGCTGTCGCCGACTCGTGGGCTGCCCGGTGGTTCGAGGTGGGCCACGGCGCGCGGGTGCCGATGACACGCTTCATGCGGAAGGCTGTCGACTCCAATGACAGCGCCGGGTGGACGTACTGGACGTACAGCGGGGGTGGGGAGTGATGGACATCGTCCTCGAGCTGGTCGACGCGATCAACGACGACGCGACCCTCTCCGCCGCGCTCAGCACCCGCGTCTACGGCCACCGCATCCCCGACCCCGGCGCGAAGAAGCCCGCCGCATCCCCGCCGCTCGCTGTCGTCACCGTCGCCCAGGAGACCCCGGCGACCCGCCCCCAGACGCAGTGGTGGCGGACGCTGGCGAGCGTCGACTTCCACGCGAACGACCCGGCGACCGCCCTCGAGCTGGCAGCTCGGATGCGGGACATCGCCCCCACGATTGTCGGTGGCCGCGCCACATGCGTGATCACCGATTGCCAGGTGGAGTCCATCCAGCCCGTCATCGACGACGGCTGGACCCCCACCCGGTTTCGCCAAGTCGTGACCGTCGATGTGACGGCACGGGAGCCTTAGGAGGTAGAAATGGCGATTGACGCAACTGAGGTTCGCGTTGCCGGTGCCGGGCACGTCTACGCGGCACCGGAGGGCACGACCCTCCCGACCGACATGGACCCGCTGGACCCGGAGTGGGTCGACCTCGGGTATGTGACCGAGGACGGCGTCGGCTTCTCGTTCGGCCGGGAGACCACCGACCTGAACGCCTGGCAGGGGACGAAGATTCGCGTCCTCACCACGGCGGAGCCGGTCACGGTCACGTTCGCCCTCATGCAGACGAACGAGGACGTCCTCCCCGTCGTCTTCGGAGGCGGCAGCATCACCTCCAACCTCGGCATCTTCACCTTCACCCCGCCGGCCGAGGGCACGAACACGGAGCGCGCCCTGTGCATCGAGTTCACGGACGGCGACGTGTCGTACCGCTACAACCTCGCCCGCGCCCAGATCGAGGGCACCGTGGACTTCTCGCTGGTCCGCACCGGGGCCGTCACCTACCCGCTCACCTTCGGCGTCCTCGCGGCCGACCCGAAGTGGACGCTGGTGTCGGACGACCCGCAGCTCGCGGTCGGCTCGTAGCACCACCGCTGGGGGTCGCAACGCCTAGGGGCGACCCCCAGCACCACCCATCTATCGGCAGGCTCTGGAAGGGAACATCATCATGGCAACGAAGTTCACGATCGTCACAGGCGAGACCAGCGAGACCTTCACGGTCAAGCCGGGACACATCCTGCGCTCCGAGCGCGAGGGCAAGGACGACTCCCCCATCGAATCGACGTACCGGCTCGCCTGGTACGCCTCCGGCTCCACGCTCGGCTTCGACGAGTGGATCAACGGTGTCGACGACATCATCCCGATCCTCCCCGACGACGTGGTGAAGGACGACGGTGAGGCGGAGGTCCCCCCTACCACCGCCGGATCGCGACCCTCGCGGTCCAAGCGGGGATAGCCCCCTGCTTCTTGCAGGACGAGGATGAGGAGATGCTGGTGGCGCTCGAGATGGCCGTCCGCGATCGTGAGAACGCCTGGACGACGTCGCATGAGCTGAGTGCCACCGCCGCCGAACTGACCCATGCGCTGCTCCTGACGACGCTCCGCGTCAACGGGGCGAAACGTGTCGGCGACGTGATGCACTTCCCGCGTCCGTGGGACAAGAAGGCCGATAAGGTCGAGACGATCACGATGGGCCAGTTCGTGCAGAAGGTGAAGGGGGGCCGACATGCCTAGCGAGAAGGTCGGCTCCCTCTTCGTCGAGGTCGGCGTCCACGGCGACAAGGCGATCACCGAGACGCTGGCCCTGCATGAGGCGATGAAGTTGATCGCCCGCGACCTGGAGAAGATCGGGAAGAACGCCGACTTCGACGTCCTCACGAGGAAAGTGAAGGCCGCGCAGACGAAGCTCGGGGCCACCGCCGGGGCGACGACGAACCCGCAGAAGGTGCTCCAGCAGCAGATCAACAACGCGCATACTGCCGCCCTGGCCGAGGACAAGATTCGCGCGCAGCAGGCGGCGAAGCAGATCGGGCAGGCTCAGGCGTCGTCGGCGGCGATGGGGAAGATACAGAGTCAGGCCATCGCCGAGAACATCCGCCGTACGGAGGCGGCGGCGAAGGAACGCGAGCGCATCATGCTGCGCGAGGCGTACAGGATGAACCGCATCTTCGACAAGGAGGCTCGCGACGCTGAGGCATCCGCCCGGAGGCAGATCAAGGCGCAGGAGGTCGCGGCTGCGTCCCGTGTCGGCGCCCTCAAGCGCGGAACCTCGGACATCGGCACGGGCCTCGCCGCCGCCGGGACGGGCAACTTCAACTACGCCGCCGCGTCCGGCTTCCAGGGCCTCCTCAAGATGTCCGGCGCCTTCAAGGAGATGAGCCTGGCGGCGAAGGTGTCCATCGGCGTCCTCGCCGGCGTGGGCATCGCCGCGACCGCCGCTGCGGCGGCGACGAGCGTGGCAGCGGTGAAACTGGCCGAGTTCGGCGTGCAGCAGGCTGCGTCCCTCCAGATGCTGGACATCCAGCTCTCCGGCCTCCTCGGCACGGCGGAGAAGGGCGCTCAGGAGATGAACTTCCTCCTCGAGCTGGGCAAGGAGTCGATCATCCCGACTCAGTCCCTCATCGAGGCTGACCGCCTGATGCTCGCGTTCGGCGTCACCACCACCAGCACCCGCAGGAACCTGGTGGAGTTCATGTCGGACTTCGGCACCGCGACGGGCGCCACCGAGCAGCAGGTGTACTTCCTGTCCCTCGCCCTCGGCCAGGTGGCGTCGTTCGGCAAGGCGAACATGATCGACATGCGCCAGCTCGCCAACGCCGGCATCAACACGATGCAGGTGTACGAGATCATCGGCGAGAAGATCGGCATGACCGCGCAGGAGGTCGCTGCCGGGGTGTCCGAGGGCCTGATCACCGCCGACCTGCTGTTCGCGGCCCTGGAGGAGTACGGCAAGGGCTTCGAGGAGACCGCTGAGCGAGCTCGGCTGTCCACCATCGGCCTCCTCGCGAACCTGAAGGACACGGTGACCATCGAACTGGGCCGCGCCTTCGAGGGGGTCAACAACTCTGTGGCGGGCTTCCTCGGCGAGCTGTTCGCGATCATCAAGACCGTCGACTTCACGAAGTTCGCGCAGGCCACCTCCGACGCCCTCGCCATGATCACCGGCTCCGTCGGCGGCGCGGCCGACGCGGGCAACATCCTGAAGACGCTGCTCGAGGATCAGCTCCCGGCCGCGATCCGCATCGTCGGCGCCGCCATCGCCGCCGTCGTCACCCCGATCCGGCTGTTCATCCAGGCGTTCAACACGGTCACGGGCGCCATCTCCGCCGTCGTCGGGAAGATCATCGAGATCAAGCCGCTGCTGTACGGGCTGATCGGGGTGACCGCCCTGTACACGGCTGGGCTGGTCGCGCAGAACGCGCAGATGATCGCGGTGAACGCGCAGGCCCTGATCTACATCACGCGGATG